ATGTTTTGTATTTCACACAGCAAAGACTACAAGAATGGTCCATCGTTGCTCTTAACTCCAATCCAGATGCATTGGCTAGAAATACAAATGACCTAAATGAGATTCGAAAAGAATTTACACCAGATACATCTGCAGACTCTGCCGAGGATGATACAGATGAAGAAAAAAGAACTTCAGAATTTGATGTTTTTGAAGCTCAACTATTAATCAATAAAAATAATACCCATGCTTAAAATTGCACAGTTACAACAAGAGAGAGCTTCAAAAACTAAAGCTCAAGAAGATCTGGTCAAGGCCAGAAAAGAAGGTGATGGAAAATTCACCGATGAACAAAGAACCCAATTTGCAACTCTACAAACTGAAATCGAGGCACTAGATGCTGACATTGCAGAAGAGAGACAAATTGAAGACTTCGAAAAAAGAGCTGCAGCCCAAAAAGGTGAGCGCAAAGGTGGTGCTAAACCAAAAGGTGAAGAAGCTGAAAAGCGTGAAATCACGGAGCGTGCATCCATTACCAAAGCTTTTAGAAGTGAAGGCATTTTGGAAGGTGCAGAAAAAGAACTTAATGAAATTGGAATCGAGGCCAATAGAGCTGCAGGAGTAGAAACTCCCGGTAATGCAAAATTTACCATCCCTATGTCTGCTTTACGGGCTCAATCTGTGACTGGTGATAGTGGTGAAAAGGGAGGTCAATTGGTTGTAAATCAAACTCCAAGAGTGCAAATGCCTTTTCAACCAGCAACTTTCTTGGAGTCTCTTGGAGCTACAAGATTAAGCGGTTTAACTGGAGGATCTATTCCCCTTCCTGTTGGACAAAAGTACACCATGCAATGGTTAGCAGAAAATGCTGCTATTACTCCACAAGATAAGAACTTTACTGGCCCAGAACTTTCTCCAGAACGTTTGGGTGGCGCAGTAGATATTTCTAGAAGACTTATTCTACAGTCTAGTCCAGATGTAGAAAGCCTTGTAAGACAAATGATTTTGCGAGCTTATGAGACTTCTCTAAATGCTGCAGCAATCAACGGAGCTGGATCTGGCAACGAGCCAGAAGGAATTTTGAACAAGGCTGGAACAGTCCTTTCTTCTGTAACAACAGCGGAAGCTGCAAAATGGGAGCATGTCACTGAGCTTATGGGCTTAATAGATGCAGAAGATGCAACTGAACTTTCTAGAGCTTACCTAATGTCTCCCCAGCTTAGAGCTGCTTTCATGAGTACTAAGAAAGATGCTGGTTCTGGTCGATTCGTTATGGAAACTAGAAATGAGTTAAATGGTAGTAATGCCGCTGCAACTTCTCTTGTGCCTACACTTACAGATAACGAGGCCTTAATTTACGGAGACTTTAGTAAATTGTTTATTGGAGAATGGGGCGCAGTGTCTTTACTGGAAGATCCTTATTCTGCTTCTTTGAGTAATGCCATTAGATTGGTAATTAACTCTCACGCAGGTGTAGAGATAGCTCAGGAAAATGCATTCTCTGCCAACAAATTTATCACTATATAATCATTTATTATGTTGCTCTGGGTCTTTCAGGCTCAGAGTGATATAATATTAAAAATTTAAAAATTATGTCTGAAGAAAATAAAAGCACAGAAAAGGTGGAGCAATCTACTGGTGAGGCCAAAAAAGCTGCAGATCAAGAAAAGTCTAAAGCTAAGAAAGCAAAATCTAAAAAGCCAGAAAAGCAAAAGGATGTAAAGGTGAAGATCCTTTGTCACAATGCAGCTGGAAAATACGGTCTTCCACAACATAAAGGGATGACCGTTGTTTTAAAAGAAAAACAGGCTGACGAGTTAGTGAAAAACAAAGATGGCGAAATAGTTAAATAATTTATGAACACTTTCAGTCTTAGATACGGTGCTCCAGAAGCAACAGAAAATATAGTTACTCTTGCCCAGGCAAAAGCGAATTCTAAAATAGATTTTGATGATGAAGATGCATTGTTACAATTATTTATAGATTCAGCCACTACCGAGATAGAAAACTATCTGGAATATCCTGTGCTTAAACGACTAGGATCTACCGTAGAAGTTGAAGGTTGGTTCGATAGATTTCAACTTAAATTTCCCATTATAGAAGATGGCATCACAGCTCTTAAGTATGAAGATGAAAATGGTACTCTGAAAGATATCCAAGATAATAATTGGAATTACGAAAGTAAGATCCTCTACTTAGACATGGATATCCCTTCAGATTTTGGCTATAGAATCTTTATCACTGCAGATCTTGGTTATAGTGTTGCGGACATTCCTGCGGACATAAAGAGAGCTTGTCTTTTGCTATTCGCTCACAACGACACCTACAGGGAAAATATGCCCATTAAATTTAATCAGGCAGCGCACAACGTATTGCGACCTTACAGAAAAACATTTTGATGAATAAATCTGCATACATACACGCTGGACAATTAAATAGAAAAGTATCTCTGTTTAAAAATACAGCGACCAAAACCCACACCGGAGAATCCACTCAAGAGGATGAGTTGGTGAAAGAGGTGGTGTATGCCAAGCGTGAAGATTTTACAGGAAGTGAAGATGATGACGATGGTAGAGTCATTGGAATTGGAGTGGTGGCCTTCATTGTAAGATTTAGCTCAGATCTATTTGTGAATGGACAAAAGTATTTCGTTAAGGACTTTGATGGGATCTACCAGATTAACTCTATAGAATTATCTGGTCAACAAAAAAATAGATTTCTTAAACTTAAATGCACAAGACGTGGACATTGATGTAAAAGGATTTTCGGAGCTCAATCGAAAGCTGAAAAAGCTAGACGATAAAATGACAAGGCGCGAAGTGCTTAAGATACAAAGAAAACTAGCGACACCATTGGTAAGGGCTTATAGGGATGAACTCCCACAAAGCAATAGGACCACAAAGCGTTTTGGGAATAGCTATCCACCAGGCAACCTTAAGAAGTCTGTGGCAAAAGAAACCGTGCCGGCTCGTGCTGTAGGCGGTAATCCACAAATAGTGGTAAGACCTTCTACAAAAGGAAAAAAAGGCGGTTACTACCGGCACATGGTTGTAGACAAAGGAACTGAGATAGGATCTAACAAACGTGGATCTAGAAAACAAATAAACACAGTTGTGGACAAGGCTAGAGATAGAGTAGTCTCGCAGCGTAATTCATCAACTACTGCTAAGTACGAAAAGCAAATGCAAAAATTTATTCAGAAACAAATTGATAAACTAAGCTCATGATACTACAGGCAGCAAAACATGTAAATGAAGTAATGAGTCTGGAAGCAATTACAGATGTGATAGATGCTAATGTATTTTGGGATCTAGCCACACAAGAAAAAGAACTCCCTTTTGTCAATTTTAAATTAAGCAATACTGGACCAATCACAAAAGATGGAAGTGCGCAATATGCAGTAGACATTTTTGTATTCGCCAAGTCTTTAAATCAAGGAGCTACAATAGTAGATGCGATTGAAACTGCAATAAAAGAATCAAGTTACAACTGGAAGTTTCGTGGAAACGAGACAGGTTACAACTACAGCGATGGCCGTGAAGGTCTTTGCACAATTAATTATGAATTTAAATTTTAAATCTTAGAAATTATGGCCGGAGAAAAAGTAATGAATGGTAACCTAAGGATGACCTTAGACGACAAAACAGTATATCATTCTACAGAATGTAGCGTAACTCTTACAAGAGAAATCAGAGAGCGATCTACAAAAGACACAGATGGTGTAGAAAGGGCTAAAGGCCAGAAGTCTTTCAGCGGTTCTGCATCAGCATTGGCGGTTTACGCTTCCGATGGTGAAGATGCTCACGATTTTGGAGCCTTGTTCGATCTTTACAATGACGATACTGATGTGGCGATTCCTATAGAATTTGTTCCCTCAGAAGGTGATGCATCTTTTATGTTTAAAGGTGAATGTATTATCGAAAGTTTAGAACTTAATCTAGCAGTAGAAGAAGATGGTACAGCTTCTATATCCTTTTCTGGATCTAAAAAGTTAGAGAAAGTAGATCTCCCATTATAAGCTTATGACATCAATCACGATAGAGGGTGTATCTCACCCTATAAAGTTTGGTTACGGGGCTTTTAGACATCTTGGTGTGCTTTGGGAGCAAGAAGGAATCCAAGGTGTGATTAAGGTATTTGAAAAAACCTTTAGCAATATAAGTGCAGATCCCAAATTTGATGCCTTGGAAAAAATAGGAGATCTTGTAAATGCTGGAGTTATAAATGCTGGTGGCGAGTCTTTGAATACAGATGACATCTTAAATGATTTAGTCTTTCAGGATTCTGGTAAATTGCAAACGGTGGTCGATGCTTTCATGAAAAGCATTCCAGGCGCAGAAAATGGAAAAAAAAAGGTGAGCCAGAAGAAAGCTCCAAAACCGAAACCGAAAGCAAAGAAATAACATGGGATGAACTGGAAGAAATTGCCTTTGGTATATTACAAATGCGTGAGGATGATTTCTACCAGACCACTCCTAGAGCCTTTAAGAATAAAATAAAAGGCTTTGAGCGTTATGAGGAAAATCTATTTAAGGAGCGATGGGAAATGCACCGGGAACTTATAGTCACTGTACTTTCTCCGCACTTAGATAAGAAACATAAAAAGAAATCTATGCATGATCTCTATCCTTTAGCCTGGGATAATTCAAAATTAAAAAGTCTCAAAAAAATAGATCCTAAAGAATTGTGGTCTAAGATAGATGAGGCAAAGAAAAGTAAGGGATAAAATTTTAGTTTGTTGTTTTTTTCATAATTCGGGAAAACCCCTCAATCCGTTGAGGGGTTTTTTTTGTGGCATAAAGGAAACAATGTTGGAGTCCAGCAGACGAGTTTACTTCTATTTTTGAAGCTATTCACAAAGTCGCTTCATGAGTAGTTTAGCCAACATTTCTATACGATTTAATGCTGACTTAAAGCAGTTTTCGTCACAGATGCAAAACGTGCAAAGGAGCTTAAAGAAAGTCGGCAAACGAATGACCAAAGTAGGCAAAAACCTCACTGTAGGTCTTACTGCTCCTATTGGCGGTCTTGGTGTTTTGGCTGTAAAAACCTTTGCAACATTTGAGCAGTCCATGGCTAAGGTCGAAGCGATCTCTGGAGCAACTTCACAGGAGCTTATTGCGCTAAAGAAAAGTGCTGAAGATCTAGGGGCCTCTACACGTTTTGCAGCTACCGATGTAGCTGGACTTCAGTTGGAATTTTCTAAACTAGGATTCGATCCTTCTCAAATACTAGATGCTACAGAAGCTACACTCGCCCTTGCGCAAGCTTCTGGTGAGGACCTAGCACAATCTGCAACCGTTGCAGCTTCTACCGTGCAAGGTTTTGGGTTGCAGGCAAGTGAAACAGGACGTGTTGTCGATGTGATGGCGAAGTCCTTTTCTAGCTCTGCCTTAGACCTTAGCAAGTTTCAAATAGCTATGGCTACTGTAGCACCAGTTGCTAGATCTGCAGGGCAAAGTTTAGAGACTACTACAGCAATGCTTTCCGTTTTAACTAATAATGGTTTACAAGCAAGTAAAGCAGGAACAGGCCTTAAAAATATTTTTCTGGAACTAGCAGAGTCTGGACTTACTATGGAAGAAGCTTTTAATATGATTAATACCAGCACAAATAAGAATGCGACTGCGGTAAATCTATTTAAAAAAGAGGGTGCTACTGCTGCACTTATTCTAGCGGACAACCAAGAAGCAGCAAAAGGCTTTGCAAAACAATATGATAAAGCTGCTGGATCTGCAAAGGCAATGGCGAAGATCATGGACAATACTACAGAAGGTAGTTTCATGAAATTTAAATCTGCTGCAGAATCTGCTGGTATTGCTGTAGGTGAAATATTAGCACCGATAATTAGAGATCTTACTGATACTCTAGCTGAAATAATTTCAGAATTTAAAGATCTTACTCCTGCTACTCAAAGACTAATTGTTGTCATAGCAGCTTTGGCTGCAGCTATTGGACCTGTGTTAGTTGCTTTAGGATTCCTAATGACTACAGTTATACCTGGATTAATTACTGCCTTTGGGATTTTAAAAGTAGCAATGTTGGCAACTCCTTTTGGTTTAATTGCTGCAGGAATTGGCGTTGCTGTATCTGCATTTTATTTATTTAATAGAGAAACTGAAAAAGTAGTTGAAAGTCAAGATCAACTTACAGAGGTTACTAATAGAGCTACAGATGCCATCGCTAAAGAAAAGGCAAAAGTCGAAGAGCTTTTATTTACAGCTCGTGATGAAAATGTAAGTAAGCAACAAAGGATAAAAGCTATACAAGAGCTCAATAGGATCTCGCCAAAATATTTGGGGAATCTAAAGCTCGAGACTATAAATACAGATGAAGCGACTACTGCTGTAAATAAATATAATGAAGCCTTACTAAAAACTGCAAAGGCAAAAGCAGCACAAGAAAAGCTGCAGGAGATCCAGGCAAAAATTATAGAAAAGGAACTGGAATTATCAGCAAGAAGAAAAGCAGTGACAGATGCACAAGCATCATCTTTTAAGAATGTTGGTAATAATGCACAAGCAGCTGCAGCACAAAAAGCACAACTCGCCCTGGCAGAAAAATTACTAGCTCTAGAAACTGCCAACGGAACTAAAGAACTGGAAGCGCAAGCTGCTGAGCTTCTAAAAATAATTAATCTTAACGATACATTAATTAGTAACCCAATTGATTCTCCAGTAACTCCGACAGGCCAAGGTGGAAGAGAGCAAATAGAATCTGCTAGCACATTACAGTCTGGTGGATTAATGTCTACTGGTATAGGTTCACAACTTATAGCAGATGGTGCTATAATAGATGAAGAAACAACTAAGATAAATGAAAGCTTAGCCTTGTTTAACATTGGAGCTAGGGAAATACTAGAACAAGCTTCACTAGGTTTTGCTGAAGGCTTTGGTGCTATGATTGGTAACATTGCTAGAGGTAATGTTGGTATAGAAGGTTTGCTAGGTTTAATGCTAGAGACCTTTGGAAACGTAGCTATAAGATTAGGTAAACTAGCTATAAGCATAGGTTTAGCAGTCGAAGGAATTAAAAAAGCATTAACGAGTCTTAATCCTGCTGCTGCTTTGGCTGCTGGTATTGCATTAATTGCTCTGGGAACCATCGCAAAATCTGCAGCTGCAAATATTGCAGAAAGTGGTGGTAGTAATAGTGTAGCTTTTGCAGATGGTGGTATAGTCAGCGGTCCTGTAAATGCTTTGGTAGGTGAATATGCTGGGGCAAAAAACAACCCAGAAGTCATCACACCTCTTAACAAGCTTAAATCTATGCTTGGAGATAGCATTGGCGGTGATATGAGCCAACTAGAAGTAGTTGGAAAAATAAGCGGTCAGGACTTAATTTTAATCAACGCGAGAGCGCAAAATTACAGAAAACGACGTGGCTAATTACGAGATACACATACAAGACGTAGAGAATATAGAAGATGATCTCTTGCTGAAATACGCAGAGCGCAATTCTATACAACTCAATTGGCTAGGTGGTGACTCCAAGACTCAACCCATTGTAGGTAGTGAGCTTAATTTTACTCTAGAGGCTACAGAGGCGAGAGATGCTGCGTTTATTGAGCTGTTTACAGCAGATGAACACAAATGGCTGGTCACAAAGAGGATATCGACGACTCAAGAAATCGTTTGGCAAGGTTACTTGCTTCCAGAATCTTACGAAGAACCCTATAGACGTGGTATATTTTACGTTAATTTTTCTGCAGTAGATGGTTTGGGATTGCTTAAAGGACTTAAGCTTTCTCCTGACTTTTACAATGAAGAAAAAACGGTTATTGAAGTGCTTTGTGCTATTTTAAAATTAACGAAGGTAGATTTAGAATTGTACTTCTCCCCTGCTCTTATCAACATAAATGAGCCAAACTGGTCTAAAATCCTAGTAGATACAATGCTCTGGGATTTCAATAAAGATAATGCCTACCAACTCTTTAAAGATTTACTGGAGTCCATGCGTTGCCAAGTTTATCAATGCCAGGGGAAATGGTTTATTGAAGGTTTTAACAAAAGACAACTCATAAATGTTAGCTACAAGGTGTTCGATCTAGAAGCTAACTTCTTACGTGATGAAGCTTTCGAAAGAACCGTAAAGCAAATACCATCACTCGCAGATCCTAGTGTAAGAATGGTACCCTCTATAAGAGAAGCGGTTGTGACATACGAACGGAATCAACTTCAGTTTCCTGAAGATATTATACAAGAAAATGAAGTACCCTGGGTAATTTACAGAGGTCAAGTTGATGCTTTATGGCGACCAAAAAATTGGAATTATAAATTTGATTCAGTTGATAGTGAAGCCATCATAAATCCACCTGAATTTTATCTAGTGATTAATAGGGTCGATAAAGAATTAGATACTAGCAAATTTATAACACTTCGAGAAAAACTTTTTGTAAAGAAGAATTCAACAATAAAAATAAGGCTTAAAATCAAAAGATTATTTTATGATGATCTTTCTGATGAAGA